CACAGACCAAAACCAGAGTGGTGGGACGAAGAGATTGCAGACTATGATACTAGAATAACGAGGAAAGCATAATGGAATGTAGAGATTGTGGCGAGATTATGGAAGGAGATGGTTATAGTCTTCCAGTAAGATGCCCTAATTTATCAGAAGAAGTATGGTGGTACGAAGCTCCTGACTCAGGTCCTTGGTATTGTAATTTTAGCGATGACGATGGTCAACCTTCTTGGGAACAGGAATGGGCAGACTTTGGAGAGGGAGGCCTACACGAATAATGTCACTAGAAGATAAGTGGATGATTGCACAGATGAACACGCAGTTATATGACGCATACTGTAGGCTAGAAAGAACAAGGAAACAGAAAGAGTACTTATTAAATTTAGTACAAGAGCACGGAATACAGTTAGGAACAGAATACCATGACATTGAAAGCAGGGATAAAGTACGACGACAAGAAGCCCAGAATGGAGTTACTGCCTCCGAAAGCAATGATTGAAGTAGCAAAAGTATTGACCTTTGGAGCCATGAAGTATAGCCCAAACAACTGGAAACTTCTAGAAAATTTACAAACCAGGTATTCAGGAGCTACTCTACGACATATCTTCGCCATCATGGACGGAGAGGAGTTAGACCCAGAGACTTCTTACTATCACGAAGCACACGCTATTTGTTGTTTATTATTTAAATTGGAGGCTAAACTTGAGGCGCGGAGTAAAGAAAAAAGAGTACGAGAATCTGACAGCATCGAACATTCAGAAAGTGATAAAGCTCCTATCCCCGGAGAGTGGAACCCCTATAACTAAAAAAGAGGCGTGCTCTATTCTGAATATTTCTTATAATACTAAAAGACTTGATAGTATTATTCAAGAACATAATGAACGTGTAGAGTATAGAAACCTTCGTAAGCAACAGAACCGAGGTAAGCCTGCACAGAAACACGAAATTGCAGAAGCAGTACAAAGGTACTTGCGAGGCGACAGTGTACAGGAGATCGCTACGGGGTTGTATCGTAGTGTTGCGTTTGTAAACAATATAATAGAAACGGTAGGAGTACCACAGCGGGTGCGCTCCAAAGAAGAAAAAGTAGAGGTAGATTATCTTCCAGATGAATGTACCTCAGAGTCTTTTCAACCTGGAGAGATAGTATGGTCAGCTGTATACCATACTGCAGCTAAGATTGTACGCGAGTATGATAAGCCCTATGTAGAAAAATCAAAAGGGCTGGTAAATACAGACTATGAGAAGGAGTACAGTAATAAAGTGTATAGTATCTATGTCATAGAGGATGTGGATACCGAAGGCACTTATTTCTCTAATATATCTGCGGGAGGCTTCTATGCAAGCTCGATTGCATACGATTTAGGAAAGCTCTCTCACTTGGAACAGTACGGCATTGATTTGACCAGACTGTAAAAAATAGTTCTTGACTTATATGTTAATTTTGGCATATAATATCTTTTTAATTGACATGACAGAGGAAAAAAATCATGGCTTGGGATGACGACAAAAAAGCAGCAGTAGTTGAAGCATACGAGAATGCTAACCCTACTCCTGAAACAAGTATGGAAATTGTAAAAGACCTGGCAGATGAATACGAAGAAAGCCCTAATGGCGTTCGTATGATTCTTACCAAAGCAGGCGTTTATGTAAAGAAAACTCCTGCTACTTCTAGTAGTAAAGCTAGCCCCTCCGGAGGTACTAGAGTATCTAAAGCTGCTGCAGCTGAAGCCCTAACCGCGGCTCTTAGTGATGCAGGTCAGGAAATTGACGAAGACATCGTTAGTAAGCTGACTGGTAAAGCTGCTCAGTACTTTACTGGAGTAATTACAGCCCTCAATAATTAAGAGCTAAATTTACTTACTTGTCTCTGGAGGGTTCTCCCTCCAGAGATTTTTTACACATATAAGATTCACCTAAGACACTAGCACAGCAAAAGATTTTGCTACCCTAAAGTTCCGAGGAGAATCCGTGAAAAAAGAAGCATTAGAACAGTTAGTCAAAGAATATGGCGATGCTGTTATCACCTATCGAAGTGAAAACTCTAATAAGCTAAAGTATAATGTATGTACATTGGACTTTAGTACCCCTTACATTCAAAAAAAGACTAATCGTGCAGTAGAGTCAAGTGAAACACTAACTTTGTTTTGTTGGGACACGGATTCATATAGACTGCTTAAACCGCATAGTGTTACAAGTGTAGTTCCTTTATCCTCAATTCTTAGAAATTCGAGGTAACTATGCAACTACATGAAGCCCCAGAAATGTACGAAAAAATCGTGCATGAAGACTCTGTTCGTGGTCACCAGGTGCGGTTAACTGTGTCTGCTTTTCGTGGTATAGAATATCTTAGCCTGCGAAAGTATTATTTAGACTTTGAAGAAGAATGGAAGCCCTCTTCGGAAGGTATCTCCATGCCCTTAGACTTTAATAATTCGAAAGAGCTATTTGTAGGTTTAGTGGAGATATTATCTTTAGCAGAAGCTAAAGAAACCATAGAAAAACACTTCAAAGAATATATACAGGACATGTATAAATAGTTCTTGACTTTTTAAGTTATTTTCAGTATAATAGCACTTAATAAATAAGAGGAAGAACTATGCCACACGAATTCTTAGACTATGCAAGTAAAATGTATTATGATGGAACTCCCGTCTTGTCTGACGAAGAGTTTGATAGACTTGCGGCACAGCAAAACTACAATAAAGTAGGGACTTCTTCAACGAAAGAAGGAACCCTCAGCCACTATCAGCCAATGTATTCATTGCAGAAATGCTTTGACATTGACAATCCTCCCTTTCCTGTTGCTAAAAATGTATTGAGCACTCCAAAACTCGATGGTGCGGCAGTATCTTTGTTATATGTAGATGGTACTTTTGAAGTAGGACTTACCAGAGGTGATGGGAAAGTCGGTCAAATGATTACAGAAAAATTAAGGTCTCTTGTGCCGAATAAAATAGCTCTCAGCGGGGTCGTACAAATTACAGGTGAAGTAGTTGCTCCGAAGAGTATAGAAAATTCTAGAAACTATGCAGCAGGTGCTCTTAATTTGAAGTCTGTCTCGGAGTTTCTTGAGCGAGACTTAACTTTCTTCGCCTACGACATATACCCAAACATTGAGACTACTTATATGGAAGCTATGCTATCCTTATATGATATGAACTTCAAGACAGTTTTTACAGACGATGTTGTAGACTTCCCCCAAGATGGAGTAGTTTATCGAATGAATAACTACAACGAGTTTATAAACGCTGGATATACCGCCCACCACCCTAGAGGTGCTTTTGCTCTAAAAGAGACAAAGGAAGGAGTGGTTACTGTATTACGAGATGTAGTATGGCAGGTCGGTAAAAGTGGAATAGTAAGCCCTGTAGCAATACTTGACCCAGTAAATATAGATGGCGCTACTGTAAGCAGAGCTACTCTTCATAACATGAAATATATAACTGAGTTAGACCTTGAAATAGGTTGTAGTGTAGAAGTCATTCGTTCTGGAGACATTATTCCTAGAATAGTTAAAAGAGTGTGAAAGAATTAAGTACATTCAAAAAAATAATTCTTGACTTTTATCTTAGGATTCCGTATAATATATTTTCAAAACTTAGGAAAGGATTAAATGACACAGATTCAAGCTCCAACAAATTGCCCTTCATGCAGTTCGTTACTTGATGAAGTCAATTTTGTTTTGTTCTGTAGAAGTGCCTCTTGTGGTGCGAAACAGGCAAAGCAGATTCAACATTTTACAAAGACTCTAAAGATAAAAGGATTAGGTGAAGCGACTATCAGCAAGTTAGACCTTGCCGGTATATCAGATATTTATACCCTATCGAAAGACGAAATTTGTACTATGTTAGAGTCAACTAAGTTGGGTGAGAAGCTATACGCTGAGATTGAAATATCCCAGCAGGCTTCATTGAATGTTTTACTACCTGCTTTTAGCATCCCGCTAATAGGCAAAGTGGCATCAGATAAACTTTCAAAAGTTGTCGAAGATATTTATAGTATCAATGCTACCACTTGTTTAGAGGCTGGACTTGGGGAGAAGGCTACTGAAAACTTACTTACTTGGATAGAAGTCAGTTTTCCTGAAATAGAGCATCTACCTTTTAGCTGGAACTTTACTAAAGTAGTACAAAAAGCAATTAAAGGAACTGTCTGCATTTCTGGTAAGTTAAAGAGTTATAAAACAAAAACAGATGCGCACAAAGACCTTGAGGCTTTAGGCTACAGTGTAAAGAGTAGTATTACAAAGGATGTAACCATTCTAGTAAATGAAAGCGGTATAGAATCATTAAAAACAAAGAAAGCCAGAGAATCTGGCGTAACAATAGTTGATAACTTACAACAATTTTTATTGGAGAATTAATATGGCAGTTCCAAAGTGGACAGAAGAGCGCGTTGCTGCGCTTACTAATTTCGTAGGAGACGAGTCTCCTGTATCTCAGGCTACTGTAGTTGAAGCTGCAGAAACCCTGGAAACCTCATCTCGCTCAGTTTCTAGCAAACTGCGTAAGATGGGCTTTGATGTAGAACTGGCTTCCGCTAGTGCTACTAAGGCTTTCTCAGATGAGCAAGCTGCTACCCTCGCTACTTTTGTACAGGATAACAGTGGTAATTATACCTATGCTCAGATTGCTGATGCCTTTGACGGCGGTAATTTTACTGCCAAACAGATTCAGGGCAAGGTACTGTCTCTGGAATTGACTGGGCACGTCAAGCCTGCTCCTGTTAAGGAGTCTGTGAAGACTTACTCAGACGATGAAGAAGCCACCTTCGTTCAGATGGTTAATGATGGTGCTTTCGTTGAGCATATTGCTGAAGCTATGGGTCGTTCCGTGAACTCTGTTCGTGGTAAAGCTCTTTCTCTTCTGCGTGCTGGCTCTATTGAAGCCATCCCTCGTCAGGAGACTTTGAAGTCTTCTACCAAGGAAGATCCGCTGGCATCCCTGGATGACATCGCAGGCATGACTGTAGAAGAAATTGCTACTTCTATCGGTAAGACTGTTCGTGGTGTTAAGACTATGCTTACTCGTCGTGGTCTGACCGCATCAGACTATAATGGTGCTGCAAAGCGCGAAAAAGCTGCACAGTAAGTAAGATAGTAATTAAATCAATGGGTATAAGGTTTCGGCCTTGTACCCATTTTTAGCATTCGGGAGAAATGCGATTGAACCTGGCTAGTACATTTATAAAGCAGATACTTCTGTGTAAAGACTCTGAGACTTGGTCACAGACTCGCAGAAGTTATTTGCCTGTAGAGTATCATGTTATTTATGATATTATATCAAAGCATAATGATAAAAATCATATGCTTCCGGCTTTTGACGACCTTCATTTAGGGGTTCGTGACTCAGCAACACAAGAAAAAATATATGCTATAAAAGCGGAAAAAGATATTGAACTAGACCCATATACACTTCTTCAGTACTTGAAGAATGAATATGCTCAAAAGGAAATTCTCACATCTCTCGAAAATTATGTAGATTCTTCTATAGCCTTTAACGATGCAGAAGAGTCTATAAACGAGCTTCATCAGATTGTACTTGATATTGAAGACAAAGTAGATATTCAAGACCCGAATGAGAGTATGCAAAGTATTCCATTGTGGGAATCTGAAGAAGACCTTCAGAAGTATGTCGCACTTGGATTGAACGAAGAATACGACTATGATATTCAGTTCTCTCCTAGAGACTTGATTCTTGTTGGTGGTAAGAGAGGCGCAGGTAAGTCAATTACCTGTGCTAATCTTGCAAACAACATGGTTGCTTCTGGCAAGTCTGCAATCTATTTTACCATTGAGATGGATAGCAGATCAATTCTTCAACGTTGTTGCTCCATCGCAACAGGGGTTCCATTTTCTAGACTAAAAATGAAGAACCTTAGCGTAGTAGAATGGGAAAAAGTAGCTTCTTGGTGGGCAGTTCGCTACACTGAAGGCTCGGAACGCCTGAAAGAATATAGAAGTCACAGAGATTTTGACAAGCTACACAATGTACTAAAGTCTAGCCATGAGCTTCTCCCGACTCAGCAACTAGACGTAGTATATGACTCAGGATTAACTCTTGGGAAAATTCGTGCTACCTTGGATAAACAAGCTAGCAGAATAAAGCCTGGCATTATAATTGTAGACTACCTTAATCAAGTAAGGCGTTCCAATCTTCCTGCTCGAGGCGGACAGTACGATTGGACAGAACAAATTGAAGTAAGCAAATCTTTAAAGTCAATGGCACAGGAGTATGAAATACCTGTGTTCTCCCCCTATCAAACAGACGCTACAGGCGAAGCTCGTTTTGCAAAAGGAATTCTAGATGCTGCTGATGCCGCATTTGCTTTGGAAACCTGGGAACAGGAAGATGCTTGCATGACTTTTAATTGTGTAAAAATGCGTTCTGCTTCAATGAAATCTTTTACTTCTAAAATGGACTGGGAAACTCTACGAATAGGCCCAGAGGCTGCAATGTCTCCAAAAGAAAAAGAGGGTTCTGACCTTAAATCTGATGAAGATATTGATGATATATAAAAAATAGTTCTTGACTTTCAAAGGTATGTTGTAGTATAATATATCTAATTTCTGACAATCAGGAGACTTTTTTATTTATGCTAGTTCAAGCCTCAAATTCTTACAGACCTTTATCTCGTAAGAGAAAGCCTCTACCTAAGGTTGGTAGAAGACCAAAAGCAAAGTTTCAAGAGTACGTTCCAGAGCCAGAGCCATATCGTAGACCCACAAAGAACTATCCTTCGGTAGTATCTACGGGTGCGATACGGGGCAAAGAATCTGACGACTATAAAAAAGAAGTATCAAGTAAATATACTATTGCTCCTGCGTATAATAAAGGAGCTTATCAGCTAATTACGCAGGATAACATAAAGGATATTGGACGATGATGGACGAAGACGTATGGAGGTTTCTACGAAGTCTTGTAGACCCAGAAAAGTATGGACACGCAGTAACAGAAGAAGTACGAAATGAAGCAAGAAAACTATTAGGAATATCTACGGTACCTATAAGAAACCATGACAGTACAAGAACTACTCACTAAAAGGAATATAAAGTTTCTCCCAAAAGGAGCAGACTTTTTGGTACGATGCTTAAACCCAGAGCATCAAGATAGAAATCCTAGTATGAGAGTAGACCAGATCACTGGTGTCTATAACTGTTTTTCCTGTGGGTACAGAGGAAGCCTTTTCAATCTTTTTGGAGAAAAAGTAAACCAACTACAACTACGCAGAGAAAATCTTAAACGAAAAATTATACAAAAGAGTGCGGAAAGTGTTGGTTTATCTTTTCCTAAAAACTCCGTCCCATATATTGGGAATTGGAGAGAGATCAAACCTGAAACCTACAAAAAATTTGAAGCGTTCCAAAATAGTCAGAATGACTATATTGGGCGTGTTGTGTTCCCTATTCGAAGTGTGTCTGGAAAGATAGTAGCTTTTCAAGGCAGACATACTTCGAATGGTACACCTAAGTATCTTACGCTTCCTGCCGGAGCAAAACTACCTCTATTTCCCGTACCAAATCCACGAGAAGGGAAAATAATACTTGTGGAGGGACTTTATGATGCTTTAAACTTATATGATAAAGGATTGACCAACGCAGTGTGTTGTTTCGGAGTAAAAACTGTCAACGAGGATAAGCTACTTCTTGCTAAGATGCAAGGAGTAGAAGAAGTAGTAATCTTTTTTGATGGAGACGAAGCAGGTCAGGCAGGAGCCGAACAAGTAAAAATTCTGTGTGAGAAAATTGATCTCCCGTCCAAGAATATCTATCTAAAAGGTAGAGACCCTGGAGCACTGAACCAATCTCAAGTTAAATCTTTGGAGAAAAAATTATATGCCTAAAGTTGCATTAATAGAAACTAAACCTTCTAAAACTAATTATAAAAAAGAATTTGATAATTCTTTTGACTTTGACCAGTTTCAACTGTGTTCAAACCCTACACTCAAAAAAGTATTAAAACGAGACTGTGATATTCAGATTGATACTAACGTATACGACTGGATTATTCTAGTAGGAAGTGAAGCTCTGAAATACTTTACTAAAATTAATTCTGTTACCGAGTACTCCGGCAAACGGGTAGAGAAAAAGTTTCTCCCTGTTATAAATCCTGCTATGCTTGCATTTAAGCCAGAGGCAAAACGTACTTGGGACGACTCCAAGACCAGTATTATTCGTTACATCAATGGTGAAATTCTAGACAAAGAAGTAGATGACTCTATTGCTTTCGGCATTTCTGATACTGAAGAATGTAATAAGTATATTCAGGATGCTATAGACCATTCAGGCGAATACATTGCTCTTGACTCCGAGACTACTGGACTATACCCTCGTGATGGATATATGCTTGGCTTATCTTTGTGTTTTGATGGTCAGCGTGGTGCCTATATTGATACTGCTTGCTTTGATGAAACTACAGAATCTCTATTGCAAGAACTATTCGACAAAAAGATAGTAATATTTCATAATGCTAAGTTTGATATGGCGTTCTTTCAGTACCATTTCAACTTCGAGTTTCCAAGGATAGAAGATACTATGCTTCTATCTTACTTGATTAATGAGAATCCTGGCAACCACGGACTGAAAACACTGGCTGTAAAATATACTCCATACGGAGATTACGAAAAGCCTATGTACGACTGGATAGACCAGTATCGTAAAGAGCATGGCGTTCTTAAAAATGATTTCTGCTGGGAGTGGATTCCTTTTGAAACCATGAAAACTTATGCCGCTATGGATTCACTAGTAACATTTCTAGTGTATGAAAAGTTTAAGAAGATTAAAGAAAATACTAAACTTCTTAGCGTATATGAAAATATTCTTATACCCGGCACTCGTTTTTTGACTGATATTCAGGACAACGGAGTTCCCTTTTGTAAGAACAGGCTTCATGCAGCCCAAGAAATTATGCAGCAAGATATTGATGAAGCTATTGCAGAGCTATATAAGAATCCTAAGATTCGAGAATTCGAGGTATCTAATGGAAAAGAATTTAACCCTAATAGTACAGTACAGCTTCGTTCTTTACTGTTTGATTGGATTGGCTTACGTCCTACTGGCAAGAAAACAGGAACAGGTGCAGACTCAACGGATGCAGAAGTACTTGAAAGACTTGCCGATGATTCGGAAATTCCACGACTTATCCTTAACATACGTCAAAAATCCAAAATTAAGAATACTTATTTGGACAAAATCATACCACAGCTGGACAGAGACGATCACTTACGTACTGGTTTCAATCTTCATAGTACAACTTCTGGCAGGCTTAGTTCTAGTGGTAAGCTAAACATGCAGCAGCTTCCTCGCGACAATCCTTCGGTTAAGGGTTGTATCAAAGCTACAGCGGGGTCAAAGATAGTTGCAATGGACTTGACTACTGCAGAAGTATATGTTGCAGCAGTACTAGCACAAGACAAAGCATTGATGGATGTGTTCCGTTCTGGCGGGAACTTTCATAGTGCTATCGCACATAAAGTATTTAGGCTACCTTGCGAAGTAGATAAAGTTGCAGAACTTTATCCTATGGAACGACAGGCTGCTAAAGCTGTAACCTTCGGTATTATGTATGGTGCAGGAGCCAATAAGATTAGTTCTGAAGTTACGAAAAGTTCGGGCACATTCTTTAGCCCAAGCGAGGCGCAGGAAGTAATTAGTGATTACTTCAAATCATTTCATAGCCTCAAGAAGTGGATTAACAGAAATGAAGAATATATTAAAACGAATGGGTTCATTTATAGTTTCTTTGGTAGGAAGCGACGCTTACCCAACGTTACCTCTTCCGATAAGGCTGTTAGAAGTCATACAGTTAGGTCTGGCCTTAATTTTCTGGTGCAGTCTGCTGCTTCTGATATTAACCTTTTAGGCGCTATCGACATGAATAGTTACATCAAGACCAAGGGTATGAAGGCTAGAATATTCGCTCTAGTACATGACTCTATTCTTGCCGAGGTACCGGAAAATGAGATTGACGAATATTCTCAAAAACTTGTAGAGTTTGTGCAGATGAACAGAGGTATTTATATCCCTGGCTCTCCTGTAGGCTGTGACTTAGAGATTGGTGACGATTACTCTATGGGTAAATGGAATAAGTTATATGGTGATAACATATAAAACCATTAATAAAGTTAAGTTTCCAGTCTATCTGATTCCATCTGCTAATTGGGATTTAGCAGATGGAATGCTCTTTTTAGATGGCTTAATTTTAGATGATAAAAACATGGAAGGTAGTACTTTAGGAGCAAGAAGAATACAGACAAGCTGGGAGCTTTTTCCCTTAAAAAAGTCTGTATTTGATTTTATAGGAGTAGTAAAACAAACCACTCCTTACTTTATAGATTCAAATGGTATTCCATTTATATACCAAAAAACTAAATTTTTAACGTTAAAATATATAAAGATAAAAAAGATTACTTTAAAAACAAAAGCGAGTGTACTACATTTACAAAATGAGAAAACTCCCTTTAAAATTTACAGACCGCCAATGCCTGGAATGTGTTGGGCAGGTATTCTTTATTATCACGGGCTTCCTTGGAAGTTATACGAGTACTCTGAAGAAAAAAATAAAGATACTCGAAGGAAAATTTAAAAATGGCAAAAAGAAATAGACTAATAGCAGCTGCAAACTTATCTCTACAAGAGATAGAGCCTCTTACTAAAAACCAGTTAAAAGTTTTTGAAAGCGATAAACATTTAGTCTTACATGGAGTCGCAGGAACAGGAAAAACTTTTATTTCTTCTTATCTGGCTTTTGATGATATAATGAAGAATGATAAAGAAAAGCTAATCATTATTAGAAGTGCAGTTCCTACCAGGGATATAGGATTTCTTCCTGGAAATGAAAAAGAAAAAGCATCTGTGTATGAAGAGCCATATAAAGACATATGCATAGAGCTTTTTCAACGAGGCGATGCCTATGAGCTCTTGAAAACTAAGAATGTGGTTCACTTTATGACTACTTCATTCATTCGAGGCACAACATTAAGGGATGCAGTAGTATTAATAGATGAATGTCAGAATATGACTCTACACGAACTAGACTCCGTTATCACTAGAATTGGAGAGAATTGTAGAGTTATATTTTGCGGAGACTTTCGTCAGAGTGACCTAGGCCAAAATGGGCTTTGTGAATTTTTAAGAATACTGAAAGCAATGAATATGTTTGACTTAATTGAGTTTGAAACAGTAGACATTGTAAGAAGTGAGTTTGTCAAACGATATATTATAGCAAGAGCGGATTTAGGTTTATGAAAGCAGTACTAAGCAATAGAATTTACATGGACTGTAATGAGAGTCTAAGGTCTACTATAGATAAAGAACTAACCTATAAGATTCCTACTTATAACCCTAATGACCCTCCTCTTGTAATAAAGAATATGGGAATTATAAATAAAACTTTAATATCCCTTCCCATAGGGCGTACTGACCTAATACCAAAAGACTATGAAATAATAGATAAACGAATTCATAAACCAGTAGATTTTCCAGAGTTCAAATTTGAGCTACGAGAAAGTCAGTCCGCTGTATATAATGATATAGATGATAACGCAATTATCAATGCCTGGGTTAGCTGGGGTAAAACCTTTACGGGGTTGGCCATAGCCGGAAAACTCGGACAGAAGACTCTAGTAGTTACTCACACTGTACCACTAAGAACGCAATGGGCAAGAGAAGTAGTAAAAGTATATGGTTTTGAGCCGGGAATTATTGGTAGTGGTAAGTTTGAAACAAATACTCCAATAGTTGTCTCAAACACTCAAACCTTGTACCGAAACCTAGATAAAATAAGAAAAGAGTTTGGCACGATTATTCTAGACGAAATGCACCATGTAAGTAGTCCAACTTTTTCCAAGGTCTTGGACACTAACTATTGTAGGTATAAAATTGGATTGTCTGGAACTATTGAGAGAAAAGATGGAAAGCATGTTGTCTTTCGTGATTACTTTAGTCCTAAAGTATATCAGCCACCGAAAGAAAATTTTATGACTCCATCTATAAAAATTTATCGTTCCGATATTCGATTCATGGATGGTGCACGAACTCCTTGGGCAACTAGAGTAAATGCGCTAGCTAATAATGAGGAGTACCGACACTCAGTAGCTATGATTGCTTCTGCCTACGCAAGACTAGGGCATAAAGTACTCGTAGTAAGTGATAGAGTAGGCTTTCTAAAACGTTGTGCAGAGCTTAGTGGAGAAGATGCAGTTTGTGTAACAGGAGAAGTTCCCCACGAACAAAGAGAGACTTTGATTAGTGAAATTTTACACGGAAAGAAGACTATTCTTTATGGTACTCAAGCAATATTTTCAGAGGGTATATCAGTAAATAATCTAAGCTGTTTAATTTTAGGAACTCCAATTAATAACGAGCCCTTACTAACACAGCTAATCGGTAGGGTTATTCGGGAACAAGAAGGAAAAAGAAGTCCTGTGGTAATAGATATTCATTTAAAAGGCAAAACAGCAACGAATCAAGCCTCAAATAGAATTGGATACTATATGAAACAAGGATATAAAATAGAAGAGCTGTAAAAAAATAGTTCTTGACATTCACCATAAAAAGCTGTATAATATGCTACTCTATAATTGGAAGAAGGTTTACAATGTTTCTAAAGGAGACTTAAAGTCTTGCTATCTCATAATGGAGATGCTGACTAAAAAGACTACTCCTACGAATAAGTACGACCCGTTATATTATTTTAGCGGTTTTAACTTTAAGGGCGAATCATTTTTAGTACATCCTGATGTATTATTTTTTAACGCCTACAAATACTCTTTGCGCGAGCTTGGAGTATATATGTCCCTAGCAAGTATGAGACCTTTGTCAGATTACTTAGCAACTGGGAATACAACACTAGATACTCTTCTTCTTCCGGAAGATGAGATAATACAACAATCAATCGAAAACACTAGGCTACTTGATACAGATGAGGAAGGCAATCTTCATTTTCTGTATGAAGAAGTCCCACAGGAGAAATCACAATGGCATTAGCATTTAATCAAACCAAAGGCGAAGCACAGAAATCCAGCATCAACAGCTATCAGTATAAAGACGGAGATAATAAAGTCCGTTTGGTAGGAGATGTTCTGGCTCGCTATGTATACTGGCTGAAAGGAGAGAACGAAAAGAACATTCCTTTTGAGTGCCTGTCTTTTAATAGGGACGAAGAGCGATTCACGAATAAAGAAAAGGATTGGGTTCGTGAATATTACCCTGATCTAAAGTGTGGCTGGAGCTACGCTATGCAGTGTCTGGACGGCGGTAAAGTCAAAGTTATTAATCTAAAGAAAAAACTCTGGGAGCAGATCCTTACCGCTGCAGAAGATTTAGGAGACCCTACAGATTCTGATAATGGCTGGGATATTTGCTTTAAGCGTGTAAAGACTGGCCCTCTGCCTTA